CCTTCACCCAGTCGCAATCCATCTTGGCTTCCAGCGCCGCCACCGCGTGCACGTAGCCGTTGATCCGCGCGACCGAGCGATCCGCGTCCTGCTCCAGATCCAGCACGCCGCTTTCAAACACCTGCGGCAGACGCTCGCCACGGCGCACAACCACCAGCGCGTCGCGCAGGCTGCGGCCCTGGATGATCGCCCCCGCCATGCCGTCCGACAGGCTGTCCAGCGCCCCGCCCAGCCGGTCCATGCCCGAGCTGGCGGCAGAGCGCGCGGCGTCGGACACATCGCGCAGCGCCTGCGCGGTGCGGCCAGCGGCGCCGCTGCGCCCGGCCCCGCCTTCGCCGCCTTCGCCCTGCCCCGAGATCCCCGCCATCGCCCCGCGCAGATCGGCAGCAGCCCCGGCGGCCCCACCCATATCCCCGGCAGAGACCTTGGCCGCCGCCCCCAGCCGCGCCAGCGCCTCGCGCGCCTTGCCCAGACCCGCCGAGGCCAGACCGGCGGCCTCCTCGCGCAGCCCCGCCGCCGCCTTGGTGGCCGCTTCGGAGGATTTTTCAAAATCGCCAACGCTCTCCCAGACCTTGTTGGCAGAGTCCCCCAGCGATTTGGCCAGCCCGTCGAGCCCGAAGGACAGCGCCTCCTGATGCAGCCCGGTGACAAATTTGGCCCAGCCTCGCGCGAGATCCGCCATCAGCGTGTAAAACCCCGCCCGCACCTGCTGCCAGACCGCCGCCAGCGTGGGCGGGATCGCGGCGGCAGCGCTGCCGATCCCGTCCCAGACCGCCGCCGCCACCTCGCCCAGCAGGGTCAGGGCACTGCCCCAGCCCCCCGTCCGCTCGATCAGCCGGGAGAGCCAGGTGACCAGCGCCCCCGCGCCAATGATCAGCGCCGGAAAGCCCAAGGCAAGCATCGCCGCGCGCAGCCCGGCCAGCGCCCCGGTCAGGCTCAAGGTCGCAAAGCGCGCCGCGATCACCGCGCCGACATAGCGCGCGCCAAGCGCCGCCACCGCCACGCCCGCCGTGGTCACCAGAAAGTCAAGATTGCCCGCCAGCCCCTCCACCACGACGCGCAGCGCGCCGCCCTCCTGCATCGCCGCGACCATCGCCGTGGCGGCACGCTCCATCATCGGCGCAAACGCGGCGCCGAGGATATTGGCGGCAGCAGAGACCGCCTGCCCCATCTCGCTGAGCGCCAGACCGGTGCGGCGCAGCGCCTCCACCGTCTCGCCGCTCATGACAGCGCCGACCGCATCGGCGCGCTCGCCCAGCCGGGTCATCTCTGCCCCGCCCTGCTGCAGCAGCGGCAGCAACAGGGTCAGATCGGAAGCCATGGCCTCGAGATAAAAGGTCATCTCGCCCTGGCTCACCCCCGCCTTCTGCAGGCTGTCGACATAAAGCTGCAGCGCCTGCGGCCCCGACAGATGCCGGAACTCTTCGGCAGTCACCCCGACCTTGGGGGCGATCTTGTCGAAAAAATCCGCCATGGGCCCGCCGCCGGTCTGCAGGAAATCGCCCACGCGGTCATTCACATCCTTCAGGATGTCGGCCAGCTTGTCCTGTTCCACCCCCACCGTCTGTGCCGCCGCCGCCCATCGCTGGAAGAGATCGGGGGCCGTATTGGAGACCTGCGACAGGCGCGAGATCTCCGCCCCCGCCGTCACCGTATTGCGCGACAGCGCCGCAAGCCCCGCGCCGATGGCCGCCACCGCCCCGGTCAGCGCCACAAACCGCGACCGCATGTCGGCCACCGCAGACCGCGTCCGCTGCGCCCCCCGCTCAAACTGCGCGCTGTCGAGCCCCAGATTGACCCGCAGCGCGCCGATCACCGATTGTGCCATGTGACCCCCAAGATGAGGTTAAGATTGGGAAGGGAAGCGGCGCCTGCCGCCGGAGGGACCGAGGCGCCGCGATGCGGGCCGCACCTCGCCCCAGGGGCCCCGTCACGGCCTGCGCGCGAAGGCGGCGTCGATGCGGTCCCAGGCGGCGGTCCAGCGCTGGATCTCTGCCGCGCGGTCGCGTTTGCCGGTGATCCAGTCCTGCGCGGGCGGCAGGGTCTGCTGGCGGATCAGCAGCGCGGTCAGATAGGCGGCGGAGCGGATCTCCATGGCGCGGCGCTCCTCTGCCGCCGTCACCCCGCGCAGATGCAGGGCGTAAAGCCCCGGCGTCTGGATCCAGAACTCCGCCGGGGGCAGGCCCGCCGCCACCCAGCGCTCCAGCAGGGTGGCGGGGCTTACGGGACCGCCGCCTGCGGCTTTTTTTCCGGCCCCGCCTCCGCCCCGGTCATCGCCGAGGCCATCAGCGCCTCAAAAATCTCCATGCCCTGCGACAGGATGCGCCCCGCCTCCTGCAGCGTCGCCTGCGGATGATGCGCCTGCAGCGCGGCATGGATCAGCGCGCGCAGCTCGCGGGCGCGCGGCACGCCGCTGCCGGTCTGCCAGTCCTCCGCCCGCTCAAAGAAGTTGCCGCCCACCGCCTCCTCGAAGTGGCAGATGGCGTTGAAGTCGAGCACCAGCCGCCAGGTCTCGCCGTCGATCTCGCGGGTGGTGCTGCCCAGAAACTTCGCCATCACACCACCTCGCGCGGGTTGCTGGACTGACGGTCAAAGATCTTCATCCCCACCGCCACCATGGCCTTTTCGCCCACCGTGCCGCTGGGGACATAGGTGCTGATATAGCCGCGATAGGTGCGGCGCACCGCAGGCGTGGCGCCGCCGGTGTTGAACTCGATCAGCACATCTTCTTTCTCGCCCGCGCGGGTCAGGCCCTCGAGCTCGATCAGCAGCAGATCCCCGGCATGGGCGGGCCACATCTGTTTTTCCAGCGCGGTATCGACCACCGCCAGCAGGCCGGGCCGGGTCTCGCGGGTGCGCCCGGGCGACTGGAAATGGGTGACATCGATGTCTTCGGGGGCCTGATCCGGAAACGGCAGGGTTTCGATCCCGAGGATCTGCTGCCAGGTGGTGGCGTCATCGGCGGTGCGCCCGATCCACATCTCATATTGATAGGCGATATCCGCCTGACTGGTGCTCTCAGGCATGCTCTGCCCTCCATGCTGTGATAAAATCCAGGCTGCTGCGGAACGGACGCTCCGCTTCATTGGTGGTGCCGCTGCGGCTGTCACGGCTGGCGACATGGGTGATGAGCCGGAAGCCCCCGCCCCGGTATCCATGCAGCGTGCCCCGCACGGCCCGCGCCAGCTCCTTGGCGCCGCGCGCGGTTGGCGCGTAACAATCGACCTGCAGCCGCGCCTCTGACAGCCCGTCCGGGCCCATCATGGTCAGCCCTTCGGCCTCGCTGATCAGGGTGATGATCAGCGCGGGATACCCCATCCCCTGCGGATGCGCGCCCCAGTTGATGGCGCGGGCGGGCAGATGAGCGGTCACGGCGGCGCTGCCCTGCAGCAGGGCGCGGAAGGCCTCTTCCATGCTCAGCCCCGGGCTGTGCTGTGGCGGGCCGCGCGGCGCCGGGCGCGGGTCAGGGCTTTTTCGATATCCGCCCAAAGCTCCACCTTCAGCCGGTCGAGCAGCGCGCGCTGGTCCTGATCCCAGGCCGGACGCAGGAAGGGCTGCGCGTCGTGGTGGATATTGCCAAATTCCTGATTCCAGGCGGCGGGGTCCGGGCCGGGGCCCACAAACATCTCCACCGCCGCGCGGTCATTGGCAAACATCCGGCGGTGCCTGCGCGCCTGCCGTTTCGAGAGTTTGGTGGAGACGGCGATGGAGGCGGCCAGATCACCGCCCGAGGGATCGCGCGGCGCCAGATCGCGGGCGATCTCCGCCAGGGGCTTGGCTGCTGCGCGCAGCGCCCGGCGGGCGGAGGCCTTGCGGGGGGCGGGCCGGGCCAGCTGCGCCAGCTCACGCTCGAGCTCGGCAAAGCCCTCCAGCTTCAGGGATGTGGTCATGTGTCGGTCCTCGCAACGGCGGTGATCTCCAGCAGGCGGCGGCGCAGGATCACGGCGCGGATCAGGGTGATGTCAAAGCTCTGCCCGTCGCAGACCAGCCGGTCGCGCGGGCTGAGATCGCGGGTGAAGGGCACGGCTTCCACCAGAAAGCGCGTGGTGGCCCGGGCGCCGACCTGCCCCGCCGCCCAGACCTCCTGCCCGCCGAGATCTTCGCGGTCGGCCCAGATCGGCGCGCCGTGATCACCCCAGTGTTCCACCTGCGCCAGCCCGTCATCGCTGAGGGTGGCGCGGCGGAACTGCACCCGGTCATTAAGACGTCCGCCCGCCATGTCAGGCCTGCGCCGTGATCTGGGGGCGGCGGTAACGGGCCTGGCGGATCAGGCGCTGGACGCCAAAGGCGCTGCGTGCCGGGGCCTCGCCGGGGCTGAGGCTGATATCCGCCTCGCGCCAGTCCTGCGCCAGCGCAATGATGGCGCGGCGCAGCGCGGGCGGCGGCGGAGCACCGGCCTGCACCTGCGCGCGCAGGATGCGGCCTTGGTCGGTGCGGTGCTGCCAGCCTTCGGGCAGCAGGACCTGCGGTTCGTCCTGGCCCTGCAGGAGCGTGACGCCGGTCAGGTCGCGGTCGACAAAGGCGCCGCTTTCGTCACTGACCGCCAAAGCGGTGAGTGCTGTAACGGGACGGCAGGGCAGCCACCAGTGCCGCCAGCCCTCCAGCGGGCAGGTCAGCTCATATGTGCCGGGAACCAGCGGCGTGTTGGTGGCCGTCGCGACAACATCCTGGGCTGCGGCCAGAAGATCGGCCAGCGCGACCTCCTCCGCCGGGGTGACAATGCCATGCACCGCAGCGGAAAACTCCGCCACGGTGACCACCAGCGGCAGCGGGTCGGGGCCAAGATAGCGCATCGCTTACCGGCGCTTGCCCTGCGCGGGCGGCGCGCCCGGGGCGGGTTTGGGGGTCTCGGGATCAGCCTTGCGGGCGGTGTCCGGGTCGGCCTTCGTGCCGGGATCGGACGCGGGATCGGCCTTCGTGCCCGTGGGTTTGGTGGTGTCGGACGCGGGATCGGCAGCGGTCTCCGCAGCCCCTGCCCCGGCCTGCCCGTCCGGTTCGGAATGATCCGGGGCTGGTTCCACCTCCGCCAGCGGCGCCTCCGGATCGCGGGCGATCCCGGCGGCGATCAGCTTTTGCGCGTGATCCTCGGGAAAGCCCGCGATCTCGCCGCGCTGGTACATAAGGTGCGCGCGGGTAAAGAGCACCGCCTTCATTGCGGCACCCGATCCATGCCGCCGCAGATCAGCAGCGCGGAAAGCTCCGCCGTGTCGCTGCCCCCGGCGCTGAGCTCCGGCGTATAGCCGCAGCGCAGATAGCGCCCGCCCGCGCGGAGTTTGACGTTGATCCGCAGGCAGCCGGTCACGGTGCCGCCACCCGCCGGGCCCGTGGCGGCGGTGACCGTGTCTGTGGCCATCACCGTGGCATCGGACATATCCTCCGCCTCGCCCTCCTCCACCGTATAGGTGACGGACAGGGTCTCGCCCGCCGCCAGCGTGGCGGTGAAGGGTACGGCCAGCACGCCGGATTGCGGCATGCCATGCGCGGCACGGTCGAGGATGACACCGGGCACGGCGGTGCCATCCCCGGACCCTCCGGCGGTTGCGGCGGCATTGCCTGCGGCGCGCAGCGGCAGGATCAGCGCGCCGATATCTTTGGTCTGGATCATGGGAAGTCCTCCGGAATGATGGGGGGCGGGCCTCAGTCGGCCCAGGTGACGTCGGTGAGCACGGCGACGGCAGGCAGGTGGCGCAGGCCCAGATCGTGCTGCAGGATCATGCGCATCAGCGTCTCATCGCGGCTGAAGGCGGATTGCAGCTGACCGCTGCTGTCGCGGTACGCGGCCTGATCGGACATGGCGATGGTGATGCCCATATGCTCGCCCACCACCACATGCTGCGGATGCACCAGCAGGATCTCGGAGGCATCGCCGCCGCCGCCCAGATTGGACGGGATCTCGGTGGTGACATGCACGGGCTTGCGGCGCAGCTGCCCGCTCTGCATCTCTGGAAAGGCGAGATTGCCGTTGCCGTCGCGCAGATTGGTCAGGAACATCGCGCTGCGCGGCGACATGATCCAATGCGCCCCGGTGTAGGAGACATTGGCATTGGCCAGCGCCAGCTCCATCCGGCCCAGATCGGAGGTGATGGTCTGCAGATCGCCCCCCGCCGTCATGGCGAGGATGTTGCTGGCGGCAGCGGGCGTGCCCACCAGCTGATAGCGCAGGCCCTTGGGCGCAAATTCCGTGCCCGCGCCGCGCAGGAAGTAGCGGTCCTGAATCTGCGCGGCATCCGCAATGGCATCATCGCGCACCATGCGGTCGACCGAGGTGGAGGCGGCGCGCATGAGATCGTTGGAGATCGGCACGATGCCGTGCATCTTCTTGGCCGAAAGCTTCATCTGGCCATAGCTGTAGCCGGTCACCGGGGCATCGCTGCCCTCATCGCCATAGCCAAAGCTCGCCCCCGCCGCGCGGCGGTTCTGGGTCATGTTGCCGTTCGGCATGGGCACGATGCGCGGCCCCATGGCGGTGACCACGCTGGCGGGGCGCAGAAGTTCGATCACCTCGGAGCTGACATCCTCGGGCACCAGAAAGCCGCCCGCCTCCCCCGAGGACACATTTTGCGCGGCAAAAAGCCCGCTCTGCCCGCTCTCCTCGGCGATGATGCGGGCGGTGTGCAGATTGCCGCCCGCGGCGGCCAGGGTGCGCAGCATGGCGCCAAATTTGAGGCCTTTTTCGCGCGGCTGCGCCGGGGTGCTGGCCTGCGGCGCATCGGGGCCCGCGCCGGGTTCGGGCAGGGCAGCGGCGGCGCGCGAGGCCTCCACCTCTTCGGCGCGCTTCACCTGGCGGTCGGCCTTGTCGAAGGCGGCCCGGGCGGTGTCGAAGGCGGCTTGGGCTTCGGTGAGCGCCATCTCTTCGGCGCCGTCCTGATCCTCGAGCGTGGTGAGCGCATCGGCGCGGGCCTGCATATCCTCCGCCGCCGCTTTGCGGGCGCGGCGCAGGTCATTGATGTCAGCCATGGGGCTTCTCCTTATATGTGGGGGCAAGCGGAAAGACCCCGCCGGGCATGGCGGGGGGCGCGCATGGCGCCGGGGGGGTGGTGGAGCGACGCGGGGCGCCGGGCGTGGTGTTACAGGGTGGCCAAAGCCCGGGCGGCCAGGGCCTGCGCCCCGGCGGAACGGCGGGGGGCGCGGGACGGTCGCGGCGCATAGGCCGCGCCGAGGCGGGACCAGAACGCCTGCGCGTCCTCGAGGTGGTCGGCCAGACCGCGCGCCACCGCGTCCTGCCCCCAGAAGATCGCGCCGCCATCGGCGGGATCGGCGCTGGCGGAGAGCCGCGCGGGCAGATCGGCGGGGGCGATGCCGCGCCCTGCGGCGACAGCGGCGTGGAAGTCAGCCTCCATCGCGTCGAGCACGCGCAGGGCCTCGCGCCGCCCCTCTTCGGTCGAGGGATCGGGGCGCTTGGCGCGGGCCTGCGAAGACGTGAAGATGTAAGCCTGATCGCCGGACAGTCCCGGCTGCACCGGCGCCGATGTCATCTGCAGACAGCCGATGGAGCCCAGCACGCTGCCCGGGGTCAGGGTGATGTCGCTGGCCTGCGACGCGATGTAATAGGCCGCCGAGGCCGCCAGCGGATGCACCAGCGCATGCACCGGCTTGACCGCGCGGGCCGCCGCCACCGCTACCGCCGCCCCCGCGATGCCCAGCACATAGCCGCCGGGGGAATCGCAAAGCAGCGCAATGGCCGCGACATCCTCATTGGCGGCCAGCTCCGCCAGGGTGGCCTCGAGCCCGTGATAGGTGGTCCAGCCCAGCCAGCGCTCCAGCAGATAGGCATTCGGGGTCAGCAGCCCGCAGAGCGGCACGACAGCAATATTGCGGTGAATCGCGTAACGCTCGCCGGGCTCGAGGCTGAGCGACATGGCCCCAACCGACAGCACATGCGGGGCGGGATCACCCCCGCCCTGCGGCAGCGGCATCTGCAGCAGCGCCGCGCCATGTGACCGCGACAGGGCCAGCGGCACCCCGGCGAAGAGGCTGGCGATGGGGGTGTGGGTCATTCCGGATCTCCTTCGGACTCGGCGGGATCGGCGGGATCGGCGCGGGTCATGTTGGGCGCGGGGTTGAGCTTTGCCCCTTCCGGCACCGGGGCGGCGCCGATCTTGGCGCGGGCCTCGTTGGGGCGCAGGAACGGCCCACCCACGGCCCGCGACAGCGCGTCATACTGTTCCTTCACCGTGGGCTGCAGCAGCGCGCCGAAGTCATGGCGCAGGAACAGACCCGCCTCGCGTTCGGCCCGGGTCAGCAGCGCGACATCCAGCTGCGCCTCCACCAGCGAGGACCAGTGCAGCAGGCAGTCGGTCAGGTAATCGATGGCCTGCTGTTCGCCATTGGCCTTCACCCCATATTCCAGCATCTGCAGCTTGCTGGGGGGCATGCGGTAGATGCCTGCGATCATCTCGCGGTCGAACTTGCGGCTGGACAGCAGCTCCTGATCGGCGGCGGAGATGTCGAGCGCCTTGACGTCTTCGTCGGGGTTCACCGCGATCCAGCCATCGCTGCCCGGGTCCTGCATCGCCGCCTTGATGCGCCGGGCATTGCGGGCGCGCTGGTCGTCATCTTCATAACCATCGCCCAGCTTGATGACACCTTTGGTGGTGCCACCTGCGGCATTGCGCGCCGCCGCGCGCTGCCCGGCCAGAGCGATGCCCACGCTTTCGGCGGCAACCTGCAGCGGGCTGCGCCCGGTCCAGCCGTCTTCGGCCATGTAGCGCAGATGCGCCATGGACCGCGCGGGCACCCGGCGCTGCGCCCCGGCGCCATCCTCGAACTGGTAGAACCGCTCCAGCCCGTCGCGCAGCAGGGTGACGCTGGACTGCCGCACGATGTCGAGGCGGGTGAGCTCGCCGCCGCCATCGCGGGGGCCGTAGATATGGCCATTGCCGCGCAGGGCATAGGCATAGACGGCGGCAAAACGCACCAGCCGCGCGGGCACGCCGGGCGCGGCCTCGCCGTTGAGCAGATAGGCCGCCGGGTGGTCGCGGACGCGGGTATCCTGCCCGTCGCCCCTGCGCTGCCAGAGCTTCAGCGGCACCTTGGCGAGATCACCCGCGATATTGTTGCAGCAGGCAAAAACCGTGCCGTGATGCACCGCCGTCTCCGGCGTGACACGCGGCAACCCGCGCACCGCCGAAGGCCCGAGGCTGCCCCAGCCGACCGCCAGCAGCCCGGCCTCGCCCGGGGCAGAGGCCTGCGCCTGCCCGCCGGTCACTGGCGGTTCCACCCGGGGCGCGGGGTCCTGCGCGCGGCCTATCTCCAACCCGAACAGCCTCATAGGATCAGCACCTCGCGCGCCTTGCGTTTCTCTTCGCCCACCTCGGCGCGGCCCACCGCCATGATCGCGGCCACCGCCGGATCGATCCGGCCCGTAGCCTTCTTCTTGTTGGGCTTCACGTTCTCCGCCGCGTCCTGATCCAGCACCACATTGCCCACAGCCCAAGCCAGCAGGGGATTGCCGCCATGGCGCAGCCGGGTCTGGATCACCGCGCGCTCGAAGCGTTTGGTGGCGGGCGACATGCTGGCATAGCCCTGCCCGAACTCCAGCAGCGGAAAGCGCAGCTTGTCCAATTCGGCGGCCACATGCTTCATGCCCCAGCGGTCATAGGCCACCTCCTGCAGATCGAAGCGCTCGCGCAGCCACTTCATGCGCTCGATGACCTGATCCTCATCGATCACCCCGCCGCGATGCACCTCCAGCCAGCCGTCATCGCGCCAGGCCACATAATCGCGCATCTCGGACTGCGCCCGGGCGACAAAGCCCTTGGGCCCTTCGGCGATGAAGCCATAGGCGATCAGGTAAATCACCCCGTCGACCGGCACCGCCACGACGATGGAGGTGAGGTCGGTGGTGCGGCTCAGGTCGAGCCCCACCCAGGCCTTGCGGCCATAAAGCGCGCGCGGGTCAAACGGCGCGGAGGCCAGCCCCTGATCCCAGACATCGCGCCCGATCCAGGACTGCGCGCCCTCGGTCCAGAGGTTGAGATGCAGGCGGCGGAAGTTCGGCATCTTGCCCCGGATCGCCTGCGCCTCATCATGGATGCGGCGGAAGTCGGCCTCGGTGAAGGCGACCCCGAGGTTGGGATTGGCCATGGCCCAGGTGGCGGGATCGGAGGGGTCGGCCTCCTCCGGCGGCTCCGCCACGAAGCCGAAGAACGCGTCATCATGGACATCGCCGCGCAGCACCCGTTCGGCATAACCCCGGATCTCGCCGCAGAGGCTG